ACGGGGCTTCCCGGTAGCGACAGGCGACCGCCCCGCCCTTCAAGCTTCACGGTGCTCACCGACTCGCTGATAGGCGACCCAGCGGCATCCCGCACGAGCGTTGAGGCAACATCCAAGTAGAGAGTTACGGCGTCAACCTCGGAAGGGTCGACAGTGACACCACGCGCTTCAAGGTCAGCGACAGACGCCAACGGGGCAAGTGCCATCGTCCGACCCCCTTACTTGGATGCGGCAGGCTTCCGCGCCGGCAGCACCTTCACGCTCTGAATGTGCTCACGCTTGGCAAGCGTCTTCAGGTACGCAAGCTGATCGCTGTCTTCGTCCATGCTGAGCCGGACAGTCTGATCAGAGTTGTTGACAACCTCTACGGCAACGAGTGCCATGTGATCTCCCTACGTGGTAAGCGAATTGGGGGCGAGAGGGGGCCACCCGCCGCAGCAAGTGACCCCCAACTCAGGCGGATCAGACAGGCAGACCCGAAGTGACGTCAACGTCCATGACCGCTAGGGCCTCCGGACGAACCACCTTCGCGCCGTACAGGTACAGGCCCTTGATCGCGTCGCTGAAACTGTTCTGCGGACGGTAAGCCTCAACCTTGTTGATCTGCTCCGCGAACGTGGTGGCCATGCTGTGACCAGCAACCACGAAGTTGGAAACCTCCGGCGCAGTGCCAGCGGTACCGGCCGGCAGGTTCAGGCTGATGAGGACCGAGAAGCCCAGCACCCGCCCAACCTCACCGTTCAGGATCGGGGCGCTGGAACCGTACGCCGACGCGTCAATGAACCGGTTGTCCTGAAGAATCAGCGCGTGGAACTCAGGCGAGATGACCAGGAACCGGCCCTGAGAAGGGATCTTCGCCTTGTCAAGCTTGACCTTCAGCGCAAGGATTACCTTGTACGCAGCATCAGGGGTAGCGGCATCGCCGGCAGTAAGGACGTTGCCCGCCCCCGTGGTCATCAGACCCGCAAGGAAGTTGTCCGCACCATCGGCCAGACCGAACGCAGCGTCGTCAGCAGCCTTGGTCAGAAGCTGACCAGAATCCTTCACCTGCCGCGCGTCAACGTCGTCGACCTCGAACGCAAAGTACTTCGACTGGTCAATGACCAGAGTCTGATCAGTGGTCGCGAGCGTCTGCGGGTCAATCGCAGTGACGTTCTTGACGTAGTTGGAGATGGTCGGGCGGGCAAGAGTGCCGATGTGCACAGTGTCACCGGACTGAGCAATGTCGCCCTCATAGTCTCGGTTGATGAGACCACCCTGCGCGAACACCTGCGCGCCACGAAGGGCAACGAAAAGCTCCGCTGCCCAAACCTTCGGAATGAACGTGTCAACAGCCATGGACGCTCCCAGCGTCTAGTTACTTGATACCGAGGATCTTGTTTAGGCGACCCTCGCGCTTGGCCTTACTGATCTGCTCAGGGCTCATCCGATCTAGGTCAGACTCGGTGAGCTGAACGGGCCCAGACGCCTTGCGCGCCGCGCCACCATCCCCGGTCCCCTGAAATCGCTTGGCCGTTGCGGCAGCAAGGTGGGGCTTACGGGTCAGTACTTCCTGAATCGCCTCAGCAATTTCGTCGGCGTCAACGTCACCGTTTTCGTCAACCTCGAAAGCCGTCAGGTCGATATTCAGGATCGCGTCGGAGACGTCAGCGAACTTGCCAGCGGCAGCAGCCTTGATCTCCGAACGCAGGATGCGGGCATTAGCCTTCGCCGCTGCCTCACTCGCCGCCTGTCGCTTGATCGCGTCAAGGTCGGGAGTCTCAGAACCCTCCGCAGGGGCGGCCGTCGCCTCAGCAATCTGACGCTCAAGCGCCTGACGCTGGGTACGCTCCGCCTTCCACTTCGACTTCATCGAATCAAGAGCGCGCTTACCGGCGTCGCCTAGGGAGTCGGCACCCTCCGGAGTGGTGTCGTCATCCGTGCCAGTCGACGTAGTCTCGTCGGTGACACCCTCAGCGGTAGCGTCGGTCTCGGTCTCGTTCTCGATGTCTTCGGGCATGGTGAAGCGCCTCCATTGCGGGGGTTAACCCACTCACCGTGAGTGGGATGGAACCGCTGCGCATTGCGCGCTAGCGGAGATAGCCGTTCTTGTACAGCAGTCGAATGGCGTGCTCTCGCTGCGCCTTCGGGTCACTGTTCTCCGCCTCGGCTAGGCGGTAAATCTCCTCCGGCATCAGACGCGGGGGACGCGGGTTCTTCCGGCTACCGGTGCCGACATGCGTCACCTGTACCGTCTTCCCGAACATCTCGACGCGATCCATACTCTTGCGAGCGTTGACCACGCTGGAGATGCGCGCCCCATCCTGAATCGCCTTCGCCCCGGCTTCGCCAAAGACCTTGCGTCGTTGGGCGGGGGTCATGCTGTCGAACAGGTCGGCCGGCCGAAGTGGTGTCGGCATGTGCTTGCGCGTGACAGGCTCCATCGTGCAATCGCAGCGAGGATGCCGCAGAAAGCCGCTGGAAACGCCGTACTCGCGGCCGGCCAGGATGATGCACCGCGAGCACGCGGGAAGCTCCACAACGCGCACGTAGCCGGTTACACCCTTGTTGGCCACCATCGCCGCCTGATCAGCCTGTCGGCCAGTGTCAGCGACCACAGTGCGCACAACCATGTCAAGGAACCCAGCGGCACGAGCCATTGCGGCACGCGGACTGAACCCTTTACGCCGCGCAGTGATCGCATTCGGGACCGCGCGTGCGAGCAAACCCATTGCGTCTCGCCCGTCGGGCGTTTGTGATGCGAACTGTTCAGGCACAATCTGCGGACTCAGATCAGCGTCAGCGCCCAACAGTTCGCGCATGAATGTATGCGTGCCCTCAGCCGCGTGAAGCTGACCAGCCTGCACATACGCCGTAACCTTCGGAAGCAGACGCGCCCAATCGCGCGCCACATCATCAGGATTGACCTTTGCCCACTCAGCGAGAACCGCGCGCGCCGTAGCGTCCGCTAGTGCCTCACGCTGCTGCTGGTGCCGCTGTGCCCGCCAACTTGCTGCCATTCGTGGTGTCTCCCTGCGCCGGATCACGTGCCATCAGCGACGTGAACGCGCCCATGGGGTCAGCCTGTAGCTCCTTCTCGCGCATCAGCAGAATGTCGGCTAGCTCAGTCGGCGTAATGCCGAAGCGCAGCGCCAGGAACTCGAAAGGGAACCCGATCTGTTTCAGCTTCAGCAGTGCGTCAGCCTGTTGTGCCTGACTGCGCGATTCGGCGTCAGCCCACAGCACTCGTCCGCCGGCAATGGCCTTCGCCTTACCGTCGTCACCCTGCGCGAGCGCGATCAGCCGGAACATCTCGCGGAGCGCCTGACCAAACCAAATCTGCTTCTCTTCAACCCGCTTGACTAGACCAGTCTCAGCGGCCAACAGCGCGTCACCGGACAGATTCGCCATCTTGCCAATCAGGTAATGCTGAGGCGTGCGCGTCTGTGCGGCAATGTGACCCACGGCCACTTCCATCACGTTCGTGTATGCCTCAAGGTTCGCCGCAGTCCACTCAGTGACCTTGACGTCATCACCCGTGAAGAACATGACGCGGTCGACCGCGAACCGTTCCATATCAACCGGGCGCGAACCAACAATCTGGCCCGTCTCGTCAAGGATCGGAATCTCGGGAACCTCGGCACCCAGGACGATGCGCTGAGGGAACGACGCATAGTCAGCAGCGGTGAAGAGCTGCGCCCACAAGAGGTTCACAGCATCCTGCATGGCGATCACACCCGCGATATCACTTACGGGCTCGTCCGCCAACATCGGCCGGTTGGGAAGCTCCACAATCGGAACCACGCCCATAGGGTTCGGCTGAGGGTTCGGCTCGTCACCCATGTCACGCGGTAGCCACTGGTCAAGCTCATTGTCAACGGAACGCATCTGCGGCGTCTTGGTGCTCGTGCCCAGAATCGGCCGCTCGAACTTCCACACCTCGTTTGCAAGGTACAGCGTGGCGAAGCTGCGAAACCCATCATCCCAACGCTTCAGCGCGGCACGGCGCTTCCGGCGGGAACCGGGCACGTACGCGACAATGCACTGTGATGCATCCTCAAACGTCACCTCAGGCGTCTCCGGATCATCCGGATTGCCCCAGACAAGCACGAAGCTGCGCCCACTGTTGACAGCGCCCAGGAAGCCAAGTTGCGAGTCAGCGTCAAGGGCATTCATCTGCCAGACGCGCCACGACTCCTTGTCAGCCTCGGTCATGCCGGCGGGCAGAACGCCGTTCACCGTCAGTCGCTCAACCGGCGAGTCGGACGTTACCTGTACCCAGTTGTCCGCGAAATCGCGGTACCGGTCACCGTGAAACTTCCGAAACTGATCCGACGCAAACGCTAGCTTCTGCTCACCCTGGTAATACGCCGAATGCCGCTGGACACGCGGACGCCGGTTCATTAGCTCGTTCTCAAGTAGCTGAACGAGCGATAGTGCTTCACCGTATGTAGCCACCGCGCTCCTTTCTAGGCAGACATGTACAAGGGCTTACGCTTCAACAGGCCGGCGGCGATCGCGTCACACGCAGCTTCATGCGTGAGCACACTGACAACCGCAAGGTCGATCTTTCGTTTGTGCTCAGGCTTGGCCAGCACATAGCGATCAGACGGACGCGCGGCCATACGCGCGTTGAACACGTGGCGCTCCGTAATCGGGCAACCGTCGTGCGTGAAATTCGAATCCTTCTTAATGACGTCAGTCTTGATCCGCTCAGCGGCAGCGTGCATTTGCATCGGCCGGCGAGTGTGCCAGCGGACAACGCGCCTGTCTCCGTACCGCTCAGCCCACTGGTCCACTTCCGTTTCCCAATAAGGTGGGTCGCAGTACATGAGTTTGACGTCGTACTTCGCGAACAGTTCGCTAACCGCTGCGTCGACTTCAAGGCGCGGCACCTGCCCGCCCCACTCCGCTGGGTCCCATACCGTAGGGCGGTCGCTAGGCCCGTATGTGGGCGTGAACTGAAAGCCTTCCAGCGTCTCAGCGCGAATGCCTGTCCAGTCGTCGCTATCCGAGCCGTCGAAGCCCAGGACAATCGGAACCTTCATCAGCTTGTATGCCGATGGCGCCGGCTTCTCGCGGTCACTCGCGCGCGATATCCAGTGCGCCGCCTCAAGCCACGAACCGTGACCAGCCATGATGCGGTTACCGAAGAACCGCTCAGCCTGCCCAGGGTCCGACTCAAGAAGCTCAGCGGCCTCAGCCTCAATGGCGTCAAGGTCGATATGCGGGCAGTCGACGTACACAGCCTTATGAATCCGGCGGCGCTCAACCTTGTTTCGGTAGCTCAGCGTGGCCGGCGCCTGAGGGAAGTACCGGTAAACGTCCTCGGCCTTACCCTCGTGCGTGCGCTGCGCGGTGCTGTACTCCGACGGGTCGTAAGCGTTCGTCGTCTCCATGCTGCGCCCGGACATGCCGGCGAGACCACGACGCATCGTCTCAGCGACCTTGATCATCTTGTTCGTCGCTGTGTACGTGCCTGTCTCATCCTGAATGGCGAACGTAATCGGGTTACCCAGGCGCGATTGGGCCGACGAAGTCACGACGTCAATGCGGCCTTCGTCGCCTACCCGCATGAAGCCTTCACGCACGCTCATGACAGCGCCTAGCGACCCGTGCTTGACCATGGCGACCAGCGGCC